AAGAAAGAAAATGAGTAAATATATAGAGGTGTTAAACAATGTGTAAAGCATTTAGTTGTATAATAACAAGAAATAGGAAAGTTTGTTGGAAGTTAGGGATAGATAGTCACGAAGATATTATTGACAAATTTAAATTAGATAGAGAAAATAAGAAAAGAAATCAATGTGCAATAGAAATAGTACCTAAGAATAATAACTATGTTGAACCTGATGAATGGATATTTAAGTTTGATGATAATTGTCCAGATTGGTGGAAAGTATCACATGAAAAAGCTTGTTGGTCAGCACATAAAGAATGGAATACACAATTAAGGAAGAAATTACATATAAATAAATTAAAAAATTTAATCCATCCTTTTAATGATATTCCAATGGTGAAGAAACCAACAAAACAACATATTAAACTATTAAAACAATGGGATTCTGTTGGAGCTTCTGTTATGGCTTCTGTTTGGGATTCTGTTGGAGCTTCTGTTGGAGCTTCTGTTAGGGATTCTGTTTGGGATTCTGTTGGAGCTTCTGTTGGGGCTTCTGTTTGGGATTCTGTTTGGGATTCTGTTGGAGCTTCTGTTAGGGATTCTGTTAGGGATTCTGTTTGGGATTCTGTTGGGGCTTCTGTTGGGGATTCTGTTGGGGCTTATATTGTATATAATTTTAAGATAAGTAGAAACAAATGGAAATATACAGAGAACATTAAAACAAAAGAATATCCATTTATGCCAGTAGTTAAACTTTGGAAACAAGGATTAGTTCCAAGTTTTGATGGAAAATATTGGAGATTACATTCAGGGAAAGAAGCTAAAGTAGTTTTTAAAATAAGTAAAATGAAATTAAAAAAAGATGCCATCCGAAAATATCAAAAAAAAGAAGAGGGCAAGAGGATAAAAAATGAAAATATATTATAAAGATGAAGATTTACTTGGAAATGCTTTTTGTGATAGTAAAAAATGTGATTTACATAATCAAACAGAACCAGAAAGCTATGAACCTAAATGTTATGGTTGTGATGAATTTGAAAAATTTATGGAAAACAATGATGAATTAATTGTTTCAGAATCAAGTGTAGATGAATTTATTTCAAGAAAAGAAATATTAGAACAATTAGATAATGTTCTTAGCTATCCACTAGATTCTAGAGGGATAGTTTTAGAAAAAGTAGTTGAAGCAATTAAAAAAGGAGAATACACACAATTATCCAAAAATAAGAGGGAAAAATGAATCAAAGAAAATTAAAAGCACAAATAAATAGAAAAAACAAAACATATAATAACTTTAAAAAAGCAATAAAAGAAGCAAGATATAGAAGTAAAATTTTATATGGTTTTGAGACAGAGGTTAAGATTAATATTAATACAAAAATAAATCAATATTTTTCATTAAATCCATTTTGTATTAATTTAAGAAATTGGGAATATGAAGATATTTGCTTAAATAAAATAACCAATAGTTTTGAAGTTGTTGGAAACATTAAATCTCATTTAAATTATATGTTTGGATTGTGATACTCGTAAAAGGTTAAACAAATGACAAGAGACGATATTATAATTTGCCCAGAATGTGGAATTGGAATTAGTGTAATAAATGGGAAAATTGCTAGACACGAAAAAGGATTAGCATATATTCCTTACGGATTATACAAAAGAATTGAACGCATAACTAAGAAATCTATAAAAGAACAGGCAAAAAGTAATTTATGCTCTGCAAGTGGAAACACTCATAAAAGCAATCAAAGATAAGGTGAAAAATAAAATGAAAAATATAAATGATATAGTAGATCAATTAAAACCATATATCAAACAAATTCATGATGCAGAACTACCAAAAGCATATATGAATATTACAAATAGATTAAGATTAAATAAAGCTTATCAAAAAATGGATTATCTAAAACAATCTGAATATACATTAAATGTTTTATTTAGAATGAGTAGAATGTATGTGAGGAAATTAGAATAAAAATGTTTGAGAGTTTATAAAACAAAGTTTTAAATATTTTAAAAATAAAAAGGTATTAAAGTGTCAATCGATGAAGTTATTTCAGACGAGGAACCAGAACCAGATGACAAGCAAAAGTACCTATTTTACATGGGTCACCAGATAGCAAGAGGAAGAAATCATCAACAGTATTTAACTGAACAATATGGTAGACCAGTTGATTTAGAAGAAGCAATGGTTGATTGGACCACAAGCGATAAAGCGATTGAATTTAGAGCAGATTTTAACAGAGATCCTAATAGATATTATAAATTATGTAAAGAACACTGTAATTATCAGTGTAAAGGTATAATGAATTGTGATATAAGCCCACAAAAAGAACACGATTTGGAGTATTTAAAATGACTGAAAGCATAACAGATATTATAAAAGAAATAGAATGTAATAAAGGTATAGTGGATCTTGTAACATTCTTCAATTTTTGTTATGATTATGCATGTGCTGTAGGTGAAGAATTAAATATACCACATGATATTAAAAAAAAATTAAATCCATATATTGTTAAAGAATCATATGTGATGGCTAATAGAATAAGAGATGCAGTGATAGACAATTATGAAATGTATGATAATATAATAGATATCAATAACATATTAGGTAAAACAAATCCAGTTTACATCGCTCATAGAGAATTTATGCAAGGTAAACTAAGAAAAACATTATTCTAAACAAAATTCAGAATCAATTTTTTCTTCTTGCATTTCTAAACCACATTCAGTGCAAATCATTTTAATACCTAAACCGATAGAACCTTTTTGATTAATCATTCTAACGCTAGGTTTAAATTCATCATTACCACATATACATTTCATTCTAATTTATCAACTATGTCAATTACTTTTTTGCCACTAGTTCTCCATTGAAATTTAGATGCTGTGTCAAATGCTGAAATGTTTTTAGGTTTAAGTTTCTTAGCAATCCATAAATTATATGCTTCACGCATTTTTTTCCGTAAATCTTTTATACTAGGTTTTGCCCATTTAACTCCTTCATACATTAAATCAGTTGTTTGGTCAAATAATTTATAGTCTACTAACCAACCATTTTTTTTATTAACAAAGTCTGTCTGACCACCATAATTTGTACTTATTACTGGTAAACCACATGACATTGCTTCTAATGCTGGAATGTTAAATCCTTCAGCCATTGATGCTGTTACAAATATGTCAGCTTCATTATATAATAAATTAAGTTTTTCGTATCCTACCAATGTTTCTGTTATTTGTGTTTCTGGTAATTTTGTTTTATCCTTACCTTTAATTAATTCAAGAACTGCTTTCTTAACATCAAAAGCTGGATTATATGTTTTATTTACTTTTAATATTAATTTTACTTTATCTTTCTTTTTGAATTCTTCTGTGTATGCTTGAACTACAAATTGTAATCCTCCTCTATCATTATGAAGATTTGCCCATCCTTTATTTGCTAAAAATGTACATTTCTTATTTCGTTTAACAGTATCTGGATAAAATATACAAGGATCTACACCATGAGATATTATATGTATTTTATCTGTGATGGCTTTAATAACATAATTAAGTGAATTATCATCTTTAAATGTTTTCAATATTGCTTTCTTAACATGAGTACTTGGAACAAATATTGCATCTACTTTGGGATTCAATATGTGTTCGATCCAAAATTTAGGTATGTTACTTCCTTCCCATACACAGAATCCTATGAACTTTTTAGGTTGCATTGAAATATATTGTGGCCAATTATGTGGCAAGTCTATTGCAATATCTACCCTATCATCTTCCTTTTCTTTTTGTAACATAAGAAGTTCTGCATCAGAAACAGCTGCTTCCCAACCAACTGGCTGTGGACTTTCTATTCTTACATCTCCACCCATTTCATAGATACCTTTTGCTAATTGTTTTGTGTGAGCAACATATCCTGATGTTCCGAATATATTTCCTATAATATTTATTTGCATTTTAATATTCCTCCTAAATATAAATTGGATGTTGTTGTGTAATCTTTACTAAAATTAAATTTTCTTTTTATTCCAAATTTGTTTAATTTATATTTTTTTATGAAATCTCCATGTTTCTTATATAATCTTTTAACCCATTTTCTGAATGTTTGTTCATCTATTTGAACACACTCGCTATAATCTGGTGTTCTACATCCTCCTGATGGAGATTGTAAATGCCAAGCAATTGCTCCAGTATCTACACCTATTTTGTATCCTTTAAGTATTGCAGAAAAACTGAAAAATGCTTCTTCTCTAAATCCAACTTTAGTTAAATTGTTAGGGTATTTAATGTTATCATTTGTTACTTTTGTTTTGTAAACAGCATTACTTCTGAAATTTGTTGCTGGTATTATATCACTATCAATATATCCAATACCACAATCATCAGTGTATTTTGTTATGTTGCCTTTGCTATCTATTTTGATGTCATTAATTAATGGTTTTACTCTTTTGTTTTCTCTCTTCCATAATGGAGTGTTTAATGTTGGTGTTACTCCTGACATTATATCATAACCAAGTTTTAAACCATAAACCATTTTCTCTAAATAATTTGATTCTAATATTACATCATCATCTAATCTAGCAGAGTATTTGTTTTTAATCCATGGATTCTTTTTTATTAATACATTTCTAATGAAACATACACCTTGTGATGTTCCGTGTCTTATTAATTCTACACCATGTCCTTCATGTTTAAGTCTATTAATTAACATTATTAAAAAATTACAACTAGCAATAGGTGTTGAACTTTCATCACCAATTATTATATCCCAATCTTGAAATGTTTGGGTTCTCAAACTTTGTAGTAATAATCCAAGTTCACTGTGTCTGTCCTTACTGCATACTTGTATCGTTATTCTATTCATTTTTCTCAGCTCCTTTATTACAACAATAACATTTACAATCTAATTCAGGTTTTGTTTTATCTTTAATTTTTAAACCTACTCTTGAAATTAATAATTCCCATCCTTGTTCTGTTAATATATAATTATGACAATCACTATAAAATCCTGGATGTATAGGAACACCTATAATTATAAAACCATTTTTTTTACATACTCTTTTCATTTCTAATAAACATATTAATGGTGAAAGTGTGTGTTCTAATACATGATTGCAATATATAATATCAAACTGTTCATCAGAGAAAGGTAATTCGTGAGCATCTGCTAACAATACATGTCCTGTTTGACTTGTTACTAAATCTGTAGCTACACAAATAGATTTAACATTTTTTCCTAAATCAGCAAAACCACTGCCTATATCTAACAATACTTTATCTTTACCATCTATTTTTAATGATTTAAAAAAATCAAATGTTATTTTTTTATGTGGACAATCTTCAATAGTTCCACTAGAAATACCACCAAATTCTGCAGTATTTTCTTTTAATAATTTATGCCATCTATCGCTATTCATTTTTCACCTATTATTATTTGTTCTTTGTATTGGAAATTATCAGGAGTTGGTATTATTTTAAATCCTTTACTCTCAATTTTATTAATCCACCATTCTTTTGTCTGTTTTATTTTATGTGTGCTATCTGCTTCTAAATTAGGATCTCCAATAACAGGTACAGATATTAAAATGTTTTTGCTTGTCGTCTCATATACTTGTTTTAATACATTATCTAATTCATCATAACTCAAATGTTCTAATATATCATAAGCGACAATTAATTTTACTTGATTTTTAACATAAATTTTATCTAAATTTATTATCGTATCATTAATAATATTGTCATCATAGAAAGGAGATTCACAAGCTAATTTAGAAATCTCAATACCTTCTGCACAGCAGCCTGAATCATAAACTTTATAATTAAATATTGAGTTTACTGCAAATACTCTCTGACCAAATCCACTACCTAAAAATAAAACACTATCAGTCTTGAAATATTTTATCCAGTCTTTAGCATCTTGTAAATGTTTTGGTTCTAAACTTGTTCTTCCTTTGAAATATTCTATTTCACAAAGTTTGTTTAATTCAAATCTGTCTTTAATTAATTTAGGTAATTCATTAATATCAAATTCTTTAACTGGATACCTATTTGTCATGTGACTATAATACCAACTATCTAAAAATTTGTCATCATGTATTTTACTTTTACTTTTATGATTTTTATATTTATTATACAATTCTAATTTGTTCTTAACATAACCAAAATGCCATAAACATAAGTCTGGCACAGAGTGATAACATTTTTCACCTTTAGAGTGTAAAACACTATGTTCTGTTTCAGGATAATTTTGACATTGTTTTATTCTAAATAATCTATTAAGACAAAGATGCATTGGTTTTGTAGCATCTTCATGACAAAAATCATTAATTAAATGCCTCATCGTTGGAGAATATAACGTCTTATTAAAAAAATGTAAGTTTTCTTTTAATTTACTAAAACCCTCAACTACTTCATCAGGGTCTATTACTAAACACATCCAACCATCACAGTTCTTTTTAACATAATTTAAATATGTTTGTCTTGCTCTTCCTATTGCTCCTGGATGTTCTCTTTCAAATTGTCTTTCAATAATATGTGCATTATGTAATCTTGCTACATCAACACTATTATCAGAACTACCACCATCAATATATACTATTTTGTCTGCATCTTTCACACTTTCTAAGGCTAAGTCTAGCCATTCAGAAGTATCTTGTCCTATTAAACAGACTACTATTTTATCCATTATTAATCCTCCAGCATTTGTTTGAACTTATTTTGCCATAATTTCATGACTACTGGCCAATCATATATTTTCAAGACTGCCTTTCTACCATTCTTTGAATATTTTTTTAATAATTTTTTATCTTGATATAATTTAACTATTACATCTGATGCATCTTGAATATCCATTACTCCTCTTTCAACATTCCAATTACCTAAAATTGTTGTATTAAGTTTAATTGCAATACCGCATTCATTATCTGTAACAAGTTCTTTAGTAGTAGTATAATCTGTAGCAACAACTGGAATACCTGCTGACATTGCCTCAATTATGGGAATACCAAATCCTTCACCTGATGTTGATAAGAAAAATAAATCCATTACACTATATACAGAATTCATTTGTTTATGTTCAAATCCTTTATAAAAATTCATTCCACTAAAGAATACTCTATTTTCTAAATGATAATCTTTTATTAATTGCTGAATATTATGTACACCAGCTGAATCTGATGGGTCTGTATGCATGTATAACACTGCTTCTGGTATTAATGGTTTAATTAAACTCATAGCTTTAAATGTTCTATCAAGCATTTTTCTACCTTGATTTCTAGCCACTACACCAATTACAAACTTATTTTCTAATGCTCCTTTAATTGGTATCATAGAATTATTGGATAAAATATAAGCTGTTGTGTTTTCTTTTAATTTTTTTTTATCTTCCTTTTTTAATGGAAAGAACTGTTTAGAGTCTACACCATGTGGTATATGGTCTACATTAATATTGTATTCTCTTTTTACTTGTTCTTGACCAAACTTACTCATACAAATTGGATAATGAACTTTTCTTAATATACTATCACAACCTTGTGGCATTGCATTTTCTCCATCTGTTGGAAAATAAAAGAATGTTTTTGCTGGTGCAAAATCTAAATTTAATAGCCATGGATATGTCATAAAACTATCAAGTAATATTCCAAATATATCTATACCTAATTCTCTTATTCTTGGAACTAATAAATCTTGACTGTATGGTTTTGTTCCTGTTCCATGTAACCAGAAATCTAATTTCGTTCCATCTTTAAATGTAAGTCCTGGTTGTATATCTTGACCGACATAGTTATGTGCCTGTTCATGTTTCTCAAACCCTTTTAATCTATTAAGAATATTCATAGTTTGATTTGAATATCCAGTACAAGTTGTGCAAGAATCTGATAACATCATTAATTTTGGTTTATTCATATTTTCCCTCTAATTTTTTAATATGGTAGTACATTATCATTACCTATTTTTCCTTTATTAATTAATGCTCCACTCTCTATGATAATAGCGTTACCGCTACTATAAATATGCATAGATGTATTATAGAACTTGTCTGCTAAAAAACGTGGAATGGTAATACCGTAGGCATCACCAGTTTTGTTACCATGTGTTAATTTTCTTATCTTTCTGAAATACCTACTTTTTTCCATACAATGTTAATTATATAATTACTATTTAAACCTTTTTATCAGAAAGGGGCACTTTAATAATTTTGTCTTTATTATAATGCTCATTATAATAATCTAGTGGTACTTCTACAGATACTCCACAACCTCTTTTTCTACATTGATATTTCATAAAATACCCAGTTGTGTAAGGAACTCGAACTCCATCAATTAATTTATTTTCTGTAGTAGGGCTTGTTGCTAATAATGTAAATCTATCTCTTTTACCATATTGTGAAAGGTCAATAGTAACATCTGTTATTTTTTTATCGTTAGGGTCTACAAATCCTTGAGATCTTTCTAACTCAGTAACAATACTTTTCATTTTATCTTTATAATCTAATCTTGCACATCTTGCACAAAATGGTTTATGAAATTCTATAGCATCTTGTTCTTTTGTTGCTATTTGTTCTTCAAAAACTGATTTCTTTTTAGTAGTTAAATCTACAAAATTTCTTTTTTCTTCGTCTGTAGCTACTCTAATTATTCCATCCATATTAATCACTCTCCTCTACTTCTTCTGGTTCTTCTACTACTTTTGGCTCTTTAACTTCTACACCATTTTTTAATTGGTCCTCTGCACTAGCAATAGTAAATTCTGCTTTAGCACCATCCGTTTCTATTTTTTTTAAATTGTTACGAAACTCTGCAAGCTTTCTTTCATAATTTAATTTTAATCCTTTTTCAATCATAAGATTATGATATTCTTTTTGAAAGTTTACATATTCTATGTCTTCTTTCAAAGTTTTTACATTCTTTGTTGTTACTTCCTTTTCTTCAGTTGTTAATTCTCTTTTTGACATTGTTTCAGTCCTCCTTTATAATATACTAATTGCACATCATCCTCTGTTTTAGATAATCTTTCAATTAAGAACATTATTTTATTAAATAATTCATCGACTGTTACATTATGAACAGTAAAACTCCTACTTTTTCCACATACAGGATCTTTGACTTGTACTTGAACTTTCTGTACATCTATTGGTTGCTCGTTAGAATATATTTCCATATATATTTATATATATATTTAGTGATATATAAACCTTATTACCATAATTATATAATTAAGAAAAAACCCATAGACAAATAAAGAGAGAATAAACTACGCCTATGGGATTGTTAGGGGGGTTATAATTATTTAAGTTGTGTTTTAGTAATTATTCTAAGTGCTGTATTTATTACTCCCAATGTTGTGATTGTAACTCCTGCTGTTAAATCTGCTGTAACTGCAGTTATTATTCCACCAACTATTGTTAAAATACTAACCCACACTGTTTTTGATTTATACCATTTTTTATCTTTAATAAATTTTATTGCCATTTTTTTCCTCCGTAATTTTAAAGTGGTTTTATACAAATATCTTCGTTAAACATATACCATATATTTTTATGATATTCTAAATCATTAAATTCTTGTCTTTTCTTTACAGAAATATTATTAGGATAATATGTAGTATCTAAAGTAACTAACTTTAATTCTTTTGTACTATAATATAGTGGAAAGAAATGTCCACCTAAGTCCATCTCACCTATACCACAAAATAGTTTGAATTGATGAACACCAGCTAATCTACATAATATATACACAAGACAATTCATATCATCACAATCTCCATATTTATCTATGAATGTTTGATATGCTCCTTTCCATTCTTCATATGGATCTGCTTTATATTTAACATTATTTTTAACCCATTTAACTATATTAACAACTGTTTTATCATCATCTCTTTCAGAGTTAGTTAATGATAAAGCTAATGTTTTTAATGATTTAGATGGATTAATTAATTGTTTATGTAACCAAGAATTTAATGTACTATATTTTCTATATTTAGCATCTATTAGCCAAGAAATAGAACTAGAAATAAAGTTAGTACCTACTAACTTAATGTTGTATATTGATAATAATTTATAATAAAACAAATCGTATTTCATTTTTAACTCATCGTTAAAGTGTATGTAGTGCCACCTGTCCTAAATTTTAGATTACTACCATCATACCAAAATGCACCATTTGCTGGGCTTGTTGGACTTGTTGAACTAAATTCTAATGGCCAACAAGTACTGTCTGACATACTTATATCTATTGCTGGTTTAGATGCTCCACCTACTGTTGGACTGTCCATACTGATGTGTAATCCACCTTCATCACCATCTTGTGAAAGATATACACACCATTCATCTACTGTATTGTATATATGCAATGAATCACCAGTTCCACCACTATTTGCGATTCCTATTCCATAACCTGCACCACCTGTTTTATAAATTTGCATACCAGTATCACCTAAAGTAGTCATATCTATTCCTTTTAAACTACCAGAAGCCATATCTATATGTATACCATCTGCAGCTCCATTTTGGTCTATGTCTAATCCATAACCAGCTCCAGCTTGTGTAATAAGCATTCCTGCTCCAGTACCTAAACAAGCAAGAGCAATTGCATTAGCTGTAGTTGCTTCACTATCTATATTTAAACTTATACCATTACCATTTTGGTCTATAAATATTCCAGGGTCTGTTCCTGCATTTTCTACTTCTAATTTTCCTGCTGGACTTGATGTTCCGATTCCTACATAACCACTTCCTAATATTGACATAAAATTAGTACCAGTATTACTTCCTCTAAAAATCCATGCACCTGTAGTACCTGCTACATCATAAGTCTTGAATGTCATTACATTGTTTCTTGTTGACCAAGCTGGTGCATCGTCTACTCTTATCTCTGCATTAGCGTCTCCACCTAATTGTAAACTATAACCTTTATTCATTGTTATATTTCCATTAAGGACATCCAATTTTTCTGTTGGACTTGATGTCCCTATTCCTAGTCTATTGTTAGTAATATCAATATAAAGTGGTGCACCGTTTGTTAATACATCAAATGTATCATTTAAATCTGCTGCATATAATATTTCACCATCTACCCAATCAGTCCCTCCTAATGCTGTATTTTTATTTGTCATCTTTATTTACCTCAAACTATTTTATAAATAACTTGTATTTGTACTTCATTTGTACCGTCAAAATCTACTCCTGTGAATCCTTCTCTACTCCAGCACTTACCAACTCCTGAAGAGCCAGAAGAATATACACCAAATTCTGTTAATGTTGTTCCACTCATTTCTAATGAATTAAAATCTGAAATAAATGTTGTTTCTTCTGCTGTTGCTATATCAGTTGAAGAAAATGTTGCTCTATCTGTTTCATTAATTAAGTCAGTATTAAATTCATTAACAATTCCACTACCAGTACCTATGGCTATTGCTAAAGGTCTTGAGCCAGATGGACCAAGTAATAATGCTAATCCTGATTTTCCTACATGAGTTATTCCCATTTTTATTTACCTATTAAATCCTCTTTCTTTTCTTTAACCTTATATACTTCTGGATGTCTATAAAATCCTTTAGCTTGTGATTTATTATTAATTACTTTCTTTGTTTTTGCTTCTTTTATTATTTTTCCTTCTTCATCTTTCTCTTCTTGTTCAACAATTTCATCAACTTCAACTGGTTCTTCTTTATCAACTTCAACTATTACTCTGTTAGCTTCTGCAAACTTATCATGTCTAATTGCTGATATTTGCCAAGATACTTTTATATCTTTATCTGCTGATATTTCAAACTCTCCATTTGATATTTCTTTTGATACAAATATATTAGCAAATTCTCCTATTGGTGTAAATTGATAATTATATTCTTCTTTATCAGTTCCGTTCAATGCTTCCCACCAATCTGGTAAAACTATTATAGCTTTTCCATTAATAATATCTGCTTGACCATAATACATATTTCTCATTTCTGGACTTTCCACGAATGAATGTTGTAATAATTTATTCTTAGGGTCTAATGGATGGTCTATTGTAAATGTTCCTGAACCTTTACTTAATGCTCCTGTTATTGTTAAGTTTCCTGCATCACTTAATCTCATACGTTCTGTCCATGTAGCAGTACCATGTCTATTTGCAAACACTAATTGTGAACCTCCACTATTTATTGCTTGTATCTTACTTCCAAAACCATTTGAATCTCCAGCAACCTTAAATTCAATACCACCAGCACTTGATAAACTACCTGCAGCATTATCTATTCTTATTTGACCTACTCCTGTAGCTTCTCCACTTCCTGGAGTTGATATTGCTGTATAAGTATGTAATAATGATGATGGAGTTGTTGTTCCGATTCCTACTTTACCATCATACGATATTCTCATAGATTCTACTGGTGGAAGAGCACTTGTTGTAGATTGTTGAGTATAAAATGCTAATCCACTTCTACTACCATAAGTTGATTCACTTACTCCTGCAATTCCTGACCATTTATATGCTTCAATTGTTGTATCAACACTACTTAATTTAAATTTAATTCCTGTTCCATAACCAATATCTGTATTATGATATTTATTTCTTGAAACAACTGGCCATATAACAGAATTGTTATTATTTACAACTTCTAATTTATCAATAGGACTTGTTGTTCCGATTCCTACTCTATCATTTGTAGCATCTACATATAATGTATTTGTATCAACTGTTAATCCAGCGAATGTTGGACTTGATGTAGTTAATAAAGCTTGGTCAAGCCATGTATGGTTAGCACCAGTTGATGTTCTATGTGTTGTGTTTAATCCTACTGCTGCTGCATCTGTATATGATATTTTAGCATTATTTGACGCTATTGAACCATCATCTAATCCGTTTGTTAATGTCTTTATTTGATTAAAGTCTGCTTCTAAAAATCCTGACGCTATATCTGATATAAGTGTTATTGTTGCCATGTTATTATACCTCGTGTTTTATTTCTATATCTGTTAATGTTGTATGAACAGAAGATTCTTTTCCCCATGTTCCGAATTGTGTACCTGAAATTGATTTTGTATCTGTCATTTTTCCTCATTAATTATATTCTTGGGCTAATCCCCATGTTCCCCATGCTGTTGGCCATAATAATCCACCACTTGCTTCTGTTCCACTTGCTATTATTGTTGTAATGGCAGAACTTGAACCCAATATTAATTGTGAACCATTGGGTGCTAAATATGGACTACCTAATAATCCATTCACAGAACCACCAAGTATAAATGAATTTTCTACTTCTGATTTTGTTACTTTCCATTCTTTAACTCTAAATTTTTGATTTATTTCGTCTGTTTCTAATCTTGATATTACACCATCTGTTATTTGATTGTTTGCTTGCAATTGTCTTAATTGTATTAGCATATCTTTTAATGTATCTGTTAAATCTAATAATTTTTTTGATACTGATATTGAAACAACCTTTCCATTTTGTATTGTGGTGTCGTTGAAATTATATGATACTGATAATATTTGATAAGTTTGATTAATTATTGTAGTGTCTGGTAAATTGATTTTAACTGTATCCCCAGCAGTTATTGCTATAATGCCTTCGATATTTACCGAACCTTGAATTCTTGGTGCTGAATATTCATTAAGTGTTTGTAAAACTATTTGTTTTGCTTCTCGTGGGTCTTTTATATTAGTGTCTACAATAACTTTATCTTTTTTACCATAAGTTGTTTCACTTGCTCTATTAACTCCATATTTAATTATTGGTGTGCTTCTATCGTAATTAATAGTTACACCACTGCCACTTCCTGGGATGTTATATCCTGCATCAGTTCCACTAATAAATATGATATTTTTTGAATCGTAATCAACTAAATAATTTATACCTGATTCTGGAGCAAGAGCCATCATCTCATATATTCCACCTTTCTGTAATACATCATTAACAAAGTTTTTTGTGTTGTGTGGTTTATAATCTAATGTGTAAACACTTCCTACTCCATCACCTGTAAATGTATTAGTCCATCCTGATAATATTCTGTCACCATAAACCCATACATTATTATATATCTCTCTTGATGTTTCTGAAAATGAACTACTAATTACATTGGTATTGTCTAGTGTTATTCCACTTGGATTACTTTCTTGCTCTACGAAATGTAAATCTTTATCGTTGTCTACATAAAAATAAAAGTTTGCTTTAGCTGCTAATTTTTTTATAGCATCAAACATACTTATATTATTAAAAGAAATTCTTTCTAATATAGTGGTTGTTACTGCAACATTTACTACTGTCAATAATGGTGCATATTTAGCCATTAAATCTGTGATTGTTATACTAACTTCTTGGTCTGTATATATCTCTGGTTCAACAATAACATCCATTAAATATTTAGAATAATCACGACCTTTAATTTCTAATGTACTATCTTGACCTGTACCTTTATGTGTTGCTGTTTCTATTAATCCAGTAAATATTTTTGTTGTTGGTGTTGTTGTATCTTTGTCTGCATAAATAATCACTTCTTCACCAATATCAAACACATCATCATATTTATTGTTTGGGTTTTTTACAAAAGAAGTGAATGTACTAGCAGAATTTGAATCACCAATAGTTGAAGTTACCTTTAGAGTATTAACATTATAACCAGTTCCAGCTACTTCAAACTTTGGTGTTATCATAATGATATCTTCTCCATTAAGTTTTCTTCTAATGCTGTCGCCATTTCTGATGGGTCTGTTCCATATATGTTTTCAATATTAACTATCATACCTCCACCAAATGGTGAATCACCTTTATATCCAACAATAGTATCATTAGGACTTATTGACATTGGTTGTCCTCCAGGAGCAATCATAAAATCATCAAACTTAAGAAAGTCTATTGCTTTACTTACTCCACCGATTGCACTTCCAAAAAAATTACCTATTGCAGAGTCACCTATTGCAGATGCTAAGTCTTTAACAAAACCTATTGCTGATTTTATTTTATCAACAAAATATCCAAACCCATCACCTATCTTGTCTATAATAGTTTTAAATACTCCAAATGCTGCAACAAATCCACCTTTAATAAAGTTTTTCACATTTATTAACATATCCCAAATTGATTTTACCCAAGATACTGTTTGGTACCATTCGTTTCCTAAAAATTTGAAGAAACCCATAAAAAAGTTCTTTGTTGATTCTAATGCTTTTGGCATGAATTTGAAAAATATTGCAATTCCTTGAAATATTCTACTAATGAGGTCCCATGCAAATGTTAATAATTTTATATATGTAGTTACTGACCATATTATTAAATCTAAAAATCCTAATCCTACAAGTACATCCCAAATAGACATAACTATTGAAAATATACTACCAAGAACATCAAAAACTATTGCTCCTAATATTCCCATATTTTTAAACATTGATTCTATCTGTGGTTTATATTTTACTATTTTCTCTACAATGTCTGTAAATATTTGTTTAATTCCAACAAGTATCTTTCCAACAAATTCTCTTGCTGGAGGTAATATAATAGAAAACATTGTTTTTAATCCACTCCATATCATTTTCACAACTGGTGATATTGTTTCTAATACTCCTTTAAATCCTTTCCATACTGGTAATAATCCATTTTTCATTATAGACATAAAATTAGTTATCTTTGATGTGTCAATACTTGCAAAGAAATCTGCCATTCCAGAAACAAGTGGTAATAATGCTGGAGTTATTATTCTTCCAAGATCTGTAAATGCTCCAGCTGCTGTATTTTTTAATTTAATAAATCCTTGACCTGCTGTCTTATTCATATCATCAAATTGTTTATTAGACAATCCTGTTTTGTTGGCTAATATATCCATTGATTTAGCTATACCATCAGATGCTTTACCTACTGCTGGCAAAACCGATGTTATTGCTCTTACATTTCCAAACATCTCACCTAATTTAACAACATTACCACCTACAGAATCTTGTAATGCTTCTAATGTTCCTATTAATCCAAGTTCTTCTATTGCTGCTTTACCTGATTCAAAACCTATTGCTTTCAATCCATTTTGTAAGTCTTGTTGTGGTTTTAATAATTGTGTTAATGTAGCTTTCATACCTGTAGCTGTTACATCGCTGTTTGCTAATACTTTAGTCAGTCCTGCAAATGCACCAGCTGTTTCATCTAATGACATACCCATTTCTGCTGCTAATCCTGCAACTTTTGGGAAAGCATTAGCTAATTCTGGCATTGTTGTTTGTCCTGCTACTACTGCTGCTGCAAATGTATCCATTACATCTGCTGCACTACCTGCTTCATCACCAAATGCTGCCATAGTTTTAGTTCCAACATTAATTATTGAACTTAATTCTGCACTACCACCGACTGCTGCTGTTGATGCAGCTAATAAGAATTCTTCTGCTTTGGCTGTATCTGTTATACCTGCCGAAATTGTTTGGTATAAACCATTCAATGCAGAAACCTCTCCACCTTGTAAACCCATCTCATTACTAACTTTTCTAATAGAATCACCATATAAATCATAAGAATCAACACCTTCACCAAGTAAAGTATTTACTTTAGCAAAACCAGTTTCAACTTTAGCAAATGTTTTAACTGATACTGTTCCTATCACTGCTAAACCTGCTGCAATTGCTACACCTGCAACTCCTGCTGCTGTAGCTAAACCTCCTAGTCCTGTTGCTGCTTTAGCAAAAGTTCCACTAAAACTATCAACTCCTCTTACAACTATGGAAACAACAGCACCACCTGCCATTCCTCCCATTACTGCTCCTACTACCATTTATCTTCTCCTTGGGCTTTTTGATTTTGATTTAGCTTTTTTGTGTGCTTGTTCTTTTTTCTTTTCTTGTCTGTTGAACTCATCAACTAAACAAGTTATTTCGATAGGGATTAATTGAGGTATTGTGAAAAAATTATATCCTCGGTCATGTAAAAAAAAGGCTAGACTCCTATCGTTGTTTAGTCTTTTTTCGATAAAAAATTCTCATCCTCTAATACTTTTAGAGTATTTGAATTGTCCATTAATTTCTTCATTTCTGTTTGTGTTTTACCAATACTTATTGACATCAAAGCTACAATGATTGCTTGTGCATAATCTAGTTTTAAGTCTTTAGCTTGTTCTAAAGTTATACTAGGTTCTACTGTATGCTGAGAAATTATTTCATTATCTAATTCTTTCTCTGTTGTGCCAGTATTTTTTGTAGCTGACACTACTCTTTGAATCTCACCTTTAAGTAAAGGTGTTAATTTCATTAGTGGTTTATCTTCTAGTAATTCTAATACCACTTCTTGTGCAATTAATTTATTGTTTTCGTCTCTCTGAAAGACTGCCTGTTTTAGGTCTAAATATGCCATTGTATAGCACCTCCTCTGAGTTCTAAATTATTAACAATTTACCAAGGATTGTATGAAGCTATCGCATCTGTTGCAACTGCTGAACAACTTTTTGGTGTTATTGTCATTGTTTGCTCGTCTAATCCTTCGATTGGTGACGGTGTTTCCATTTGTGTGATTTCACAACCACTTAATGCAATAAATAAATTTTTTGCTGGACTTGCGATATTAACTTCTAATAACATATTAAATTCGCTTCCACCTTTATAATATTGGTCATAATATTCGTATGCTTTGTCTGATGTTGAATCTACAGATAAAGACACTTCATAATCTCTATTCAAAGGTTGTGGTAAATAAATTTCTTTACTTCCATTAGCATAATGTTTAGCTTCTAAATTGTTATTTATAGATAAACTCCAATTATTAACATAGTCTACTTTTGTTCCACTTGGCCAATGTATTACTGTATCAGCATAAATGTATGGTCTTTCTGTATCTGCTGTTAATGTTATTCCTAATCCTGATGAACCTGGAACTACTTCTTGAGCTGTATATCCTACTTCACAATTTAATATTTCACCTTGTGATGCTGTCAATGTAAATGAATCTACCATACAACCATTATAATTTCTAATGAAATTAAGCCCTGTTGGGTTAAATTGATGAACATCTACTAATCCGAAACTCATAAAAGGTGCTGTTGTTCCACTTGTGAAAGCATTACCATCTGTTGAATTTGTTTCTGACATTGTATGTGTGTAACTTCCTGCTGCACCTCCATCTACATTACTTCCTAAAGCGTAACCTAACATTCTCCAATTTTGTGGATAATAATTAAAAGTTCCTGCTAAATCTATTACCAAATCTGCGAAACTACTAACGTTTCTAGTGTTTGCTCCTTGATATCTAATCATTTCTCTTGGGAATGATTCATCTGGTGTGTGCTCTTGTACTTGTCCTATCCAAATACCTGCTCCTGATGTATTTGCATAAGTACCTGACTCCATTACCATTCCAAATTTATTTCCGTCTGCGACGTATCTTGCCATTCTTATTCCTCCATTATTCTAAGTTGATATAAACATATATTTAATTATAATTATTTTTGAACGTAATCCTTGTTCGCCTTCTTCGTCAACATCTGTCATTGATGTAACTGCGAAATCATTTAAATCATTAGCATAACTTCCTGATGATGCTATATATTGTTTTGTTCTTAATACTCCATAAACTTTTTGGGTTAGTTCATCTCGCTCTGTGACATTTCTAGCCCAAACTCTAACTTCTAATTCACTATTTACTAATTGAGCACTTGTTTGCATACCTAATTTACTAGCAATCATATCTGTCAATTTTACTGTTATTAAAGGATATTTCACTGGTCTTCTTGGATATGATGTCATTACGAATTTAGAACTAGAACCTCTTGTAGATGTAATAGGATCTGTTACATTTGTTCGGAGTAAATTCCTTACAAATATTACTGTGTCACTTATTAATGTGCTACTTGCTACTGCCATTTCTTTCCTCGCATTGGATTAAACAATATCGCTTCAACTGTTTAATAAAATATATTTTTTATCTTATTTAAATTTAATTAACCTAATTATATAATTATAAATGTGTTGCCTTTTTTACTTTATCTCTGATGTATGTTTCTACTTTACCTTTTGTTCTTGCTAATGTATTTCTAAAATGATATCTACCTTGTCTTTTAGATGAACCGTGTTCTAACTCGCCTGAATATTCTACATTACTTGCTACTGTTCCTGATGCACCTTTTGTTTTTGAATATACTGTCTTCATAAAAAGTCCTGTGTCAACACTTCGTGGTTCTGCATTTCTTCCAGCAATACTATCTTTTACTTGCCCTTCTACATATAATGTGGCTTGTTCAACACCTTTTTTGGTTGCTGCATCAATCGCTTTACCTCTACCACTCAAATATCCTATTGCTTTATTAACTCCTAATATATTAACCTTTTTCATTCTTTATCTAAACTTCCTGTTGGAAGTTCTCTTATAAACATTTTTTTATATACAATTTCGGCACCTATTGGCCATGATTCTACTCCATCGTCTAATAATGAAAATTGTTCTGTGTTTGGAGAACCTAATCCAACCTTAATAGCTGCTCCAGATGTGTTTACTGTTCCTAAAACATACAATCGACTATCGTTAGTAGTAAGTTTACCTTGTTCAATTAAACGAGCTTCTGAGCTTCCTTGGGCTCCTTTAATTGGTTGTTGTAATCCTGATGCCCAAACATCTGAACCCGATTGAGCATATTTATAACTATCATCATAGTATGAACCTGTATCAGTCACACTATAATATCTAAATCTAACAGAAGTCCCATTCGTATTAATTACATCTTGAACGGTGTTCTGCAATTCACTCGCTGTTACCATATTTTGATTCCTTTTTGATATCGTCCTTTTTGCTTTTGTCTATCTTTAGTTCTGTCTTACTTAATACATCTTCAGTAAGTATGTAATGTTTTGTTTCTAATAAACTTTTTACTTCGCTCTGTTCTACCTCTATTATACCTCGAGGTTGAAATGGACTAATACATTTTAATTTTATTTTTGTCATTGTATTCACCTGTTATCTTTAATATCTTGCTTTACTTCTAGTAAAAGCGATTCAATATTAACTAATTTAACTTGTATTTCGGTTAATTGAATATCTCTATTGTTAGCCTTATCAGACAACTCATCAATATCAATTCTTATAGCAATAAATTTCTCACTAATATGATTAACTTCATCACAAAGCCCTTTATAGTCTGATTCAATATTTGATTTCCAAGTAGCCACAGTGAAAGTAGTTGTCATTATAAATAATAATACCAAAACTGCAACTGCTATTGTAATTTTAAATTGGTGTTTCTCTATCGTTCCTTTCTTTACCAAATATGTCACCTATCCGTTTGATTTATAGCTTTTGATATTTACACCAAATGCATTTAATTCTTGCATAGCAAGTTTATTAAAATTATCTGCAGCAGTATTAATATTACTGTCTGCTCCTTTTTTCTCTGAAAAATCTCCTAACTTAACTGATGAAACATCTGCACCAACAAGTTGCATATAATTTAATGTTTCTGCTGCTGTTAGTTTTGTTAATGGACCTTGGAATGTAATATCAATAGAATTAGAACCAATACTTGCTCCTGTATATTGTTCAATATACTCACGTTTTTGGTCTGCTATCTCTAACATTCTTAATCCGCTTATATTATCTGGTACATTATCTACCAAACCATATACTGCTTCTGTTACTGAACCTAAACTCCATAATGAAATTTAAACCACCTCTCCTATCGGTATTCTTGAAAAATGACAATTTAATCGTTCTTCAATTATATTTTGTCTTGCCATGCTTTTTGTCCTTTATGTGCAATACTTAATTTAAGTTTATAAGATGGGGATAAATTTATTCCTTTGTTCCATGGAATATATCCTTTTTTATAACCCATCATAATTACCTAAAAATCTACACTTCCTAAATGTAACCAATCTGTTCCTGAATTATTAACATAATATTCATTGTTAGCATTATCATACGCAACAACTCCACCACTTACACCTTGTCCTGGACCTACTCCTTCTGCTGCTGGACATACTATACCACTTGGGTTACCTAGAACATACATAATTTCTGCTCCACCTAAATGTTCTCTTAATCCTGGAACTAAACCTTTTACTGTACTTCCTGTTGTCATATTATATCACCTTTGTGTTGTTTAATCCACATTTATTACAATGTAAATCTGAACCAGATGGACCACCACCAGTAATAACCATATTTGCACCACATCTTGGACATTTATGTTCTACAGGAACTTCTTGTTCCTTTACTGGAATTGCTTCTTCCTTTTCTGGAATTACTTCTGAAATTGATTGTTTTTTCTTTACCATTTTTTTTGTCACCTATATTAAATAAACTGATAATAATCCTTCTGAACCTGCTCCTCTTAAAGCAATTGCTCTTCCTCTACCTGCTACAGTTGTTGTTATTCCTGTATTATGTGCTCCACCTGAACCTGCTGAAACTGATGCTCCTGCAATTACAGTTGTGTCTGCTATGATAGAATTATTTTGTCCTTTGATTTGAATGTTTGGAAATGCTCCACTTGCTGTTGTTCCTAAACATATCCCTAATGGAACTGTTGTTGTACTTGCACTTGGTTTTGATACCATAGCCATTGTTGTTCCACTTGCTGCACTTCCAACAACCCACATTCCACCTGAAATTATTGCTTCTGCTGGAATGTTATTTATAATTGTTCCTTCTTCATTGTTAGCTGATGTAAATATACTCTTAGAAACTTCTAAATCATTATATGCAATTAATGCTCCAGCTGTTACTGAACCTAATGTTGCATCTATTTCACCTGAGAATGTTGCACTTCCAGTAACATTAATAGTATTAATTGTTGTTGAACCTGCAACGTCTAAATTTATTATTCTAAAATTAGTTCTTCGTAATCCGTCTTTTGTCATTTGTTCCTCCTTACTCGTTCAATTGAACACTGGGCATCCAGCTATTCGGGATATTCACAATATTGTGAATTGATTAAATATTAAAATAAAAAAAATAAAAAAAAATAAACTACTTTAAGAAGTAGTAATTTTACAAACTGCATCTGCTCTGATTAATTCAACAACGATTCTTTGAGTTACAGCTGCTGCACTCATATCGTATGTTGGTAAGTCAAAGTTTTCAACTGATACTGGTCTTTTTTCAGCAATTGCATAAGCATTCATTTTATCTGTTACGATACCATATTTGCTCCAAGTTGTTGTTGGTGCTGCATTTGTTGAGAATTTAACTACATTCAAACCATAGATTGTTCCTACAAATCCTCTATCAAGCATTTCAGTATTACCTACTTTATTTGCTTCAACGAAAGTATCAATGTTTCTTAAGTCGTTAAGGAATTCCATTCCAATAAATAATGTAGTAGGTTGATAATCTGCATCATCTAAATACTGCATTGCTCTTGTAATGTTTGCTATTGTTGCTGCTGCTCCACCTGTTACTGTATTAGATGCGTCTGCGAATGAGTTTAATATTAAACTTGTTTCGTTTTCGGATAATCTTTTTCCTGCAATTTTTACATTGTGTTGTAACAAATTCCACTTACCATCTTCCATTAATTCACGAGTGATTCTAATAGCCACTCCGTATTTAACTGGTTTTAGGTTAGTGCTTGTGTAAGCAACTTGATCCATAGGGATTTCTGTTCCTTCAGATACAATTCTAACACCCATAGTATTAGCTGTTGCTAAATCTATGTCTATACTTGAACCTGGAATGTCTCCTGGACCAAAATATAATCCTGCTTCACTTCTTGGGATTAAGTTTTTATCTACTTCCTCAATAAGTGTATCGTAAATCTTTTTCGCAATTAACAAACTTCCTTCTGTACCATCTGCTGTGCTTAAATATTCTTTTAAGTATTCTAGTGTCATCTTCTTTTCACCTATCCGTGGATGTCAACAAGTAAAAATCCACCTGATGCTCCTCCTGTTAATGCTCTACCTATAGGTTGCTGTGATGCTAAATTTGCTGCAACTGAACCTAATGCTTGTACTTGCTGTCCATCACATCTTACTAAAACACCTGCATCTACTGTAGCATCTGTTGGAACAATAAAGACTCCTCTTGTTGCTACTGTTATTAATGCTCCTGATGCTGCTGTATTCATAGCAATTCCTGTAAATTCTGCTCCACTTGCACTATTTGTAAATTCAATGTCGCTTGTTGCAACTGAATCTGCTCCTGATGAAACTACGCCTGTTGCTCCTGATGCTGCTACAAACATTCCACCTGAGATAATTTCTTTTGCGTATCCTGATATTGTTCTTGGAGTACCACCATCAAGTACTGGTACTGCTCCGTTTGGATTCATAACCATTTTCTATCTACCTCACTAATCGTTGGTACTTTTTAGCGTCCAACTTTGCTGGGTCTTCATACATTGAAAATCCTTTTCCAAATTCTGTTCTTTCAAACATATAATTATCTAATTCAGAATCTGCTTTTTCTTTTACTATTTTTCCTTTTAATTTAACTTTTGATTCTTTCATTGTTTTTAATTCCTTAAGCACTTTTCCAATGCTTTCTTTAATTTCTGAAATATCAACTTTTTCTGCAACTTCTTCTGATTCTGCAACTTCTTCTGCAGGGGCTTCAACTGGTTCTTCAACTGGTTTTTCTTCCTCTACTGGTTCTGCTACTTCTTCAGCTGGAACTTCAGCTTCTTCTGCTGGTTCCTCTGCAGGTACTTCTTCAGCTTCTTTCAGATTTTTTAACTCTTCTTCCAATTGGGATAACTGAGCTTTCATATCTTCTGTTTCGGTCATTTAGAAAACCTCCTATTTTGTTTTTCTATTCTTGAATTCATTTCTTTTCTGCATTTAAAAATTCCTGTTTGTAATTCAAGCTTTTCAATATTTTCTTTTAATATTTTTGTATTATCTGTATTAGCAAACTTTTCACAAACTGCTCTCGCAAAATTTGCATTAGGGTCTGATGGTACTGCGACAAGACTCAATTCTACAAACTCAATACCCTTAGGTACTAACACTGTTTCATTAGAATCTTCATTTACTTTCTCTTCTGTTATTTCTTTAACCATGGCACCAATACTAACACTATTAATTCTACCATCTTTTATCATTTCTTGATATTTCTTTTCCATTATCTTTCCTTCAAATGGTATTGCCTTTATAGCATTATCAAATGAAGACTTTTTTACTTTACCAATAATGTTATCAATAGAATTCTCATGGTCTTTTAGAATTGGTCTACCTGTTAAGGTATGAGCTGCTTTAGATAATTCTTCAGCTGTGTATTTAACACCATTACGTGTTGTTGTTGAGTTTATGGCTATTCCTTTTATTATAAAATCTTCTCCGACTGTTACTGCTTCGGAAATAGGAACCATAAATTCGCATAATTTTTCTGTATTAGATATATCGGTCATGTTTTCCACCTTTAAATTAAACTCCTCATAGAGAAAATATATTTTTTATAATATTTAAATGTTATTAACCTAATTATATAATTAAGAAGAAAATAAGGTTTTTACACCTTTTTGTCTATTTCTTTTTTTACTGGTTCTACTGGTTTGTCTGACAACTCTTTAGCTATCAATTGAAGTGCTGCAATTACTGATGCATTATCTGCTCTAGTTAATTGAACATTTGAGCACACTCTATCTACTAATGCAAATGCTTGCTCTTTAGTTAATTGTTTTTGTTGTTCCATTTTCGTTTACCTCCTCTGAAGTTTTTAATCTATCTAAATCATTTTGTAAAAATTTAATTCTTACATTAGCACATCTTAGTGCTTTTAATAAATCTTTCTGCAAAAATCTTAATTTAATTTGCATATTATTTATTAATTTATTTTTATGTTGCTCTTCCATTGTCTCCATTATTCGTATATTACTGTTAAACTTGCATCTTTTCCTGTTTCTACATATAATCTTAATCCATCACTAAATGGCATTCCTTGAAAATCTAAAGATACTGCTCATTTTAATACCATCCCTCTGTTGTCTCGTATGTTAATATTACTACTGTCCCATCTGTAGCTGTAAAGTTATAAATACCAATATCAATATCTGTATTAGCATTAGAACCATCTAATTTAAGAAATTCACCATTATGAGAATAAATTTGATGTTCAATAATAAAATTAGTAAAATCAGGTCTTGGAGGATTTGGTTTTGGCATTTAATACCAACTTCCTACATTAGTTAATGTATCATCTGTCCATGATAAATCTTGAACAACACTTCCTGCTCCGTCTCCTTTTATTACTTGTGTTAATTGACTACCATTAACTCCAACTCCAGAAGACCATACCATTGTTAATCCAGGATTCCAAGAATCTAATGTAGGTCGTCTTGTATCAACAAAAGTAACTCCACTTTGAACATAAACTGTGTCTACTGCGACACTAACACTACCAATAACTATTGGAGCATCTAATACTACTAATCCTGCTCCTGATGAATTTATTCGCCAGTAGTTTCCACTTCCTGTACCATCAATTATCGCCTCTGCCATAGTTCACCTTAAATATATTTAATATCTACACTTAATATTTGGTCTGTTCCACTTGCTGTGCTTCCTGTTTTAAGTATTAATACATTATCTACACAATATGGAACTAATGATGCGTTTGCTATACTTCCTGCAGCTGTTTGATTGAAATGTGCTGGATAATGATTACTCACTCCTGCACCACTTGATGCATTATTTAACCATATTACTTGACCTGTTCCTGAAACTGATAATGATAAACTACCATTTTGCCAGAATGCTGATTGGTCTATTTGAACTATCTGTCCATTAATAGGATTATCTAAATATACTGCAACTCCTGATGTTGCTACTGTGAATGTATCTGTTGTTAAATTTGCTGTTTTTATTCTGTCTTCTCTAACCATTGGTTATCACCTTATTTATATCTTAATTTAATTTCAGTATTAGTTTCTTTTCGTCCTTTAATGCTAATCTTTAACATATCATTAAGCATCCAATTAGACAGAGCAAAGTTAAACACATTTCCTGAATGACTTACTGATGAAATCATAAATGGTAAATAATAACTTCCCTCAAATTCTTTATTATCATATATTTTGATTGATGGATTATTGACTAATGATATTGTAATGTGAACTGGTAAATTTGATGTTATAATACCTGCAAGTAATTTTCCATTAATTAATGGAGTAATCAAAGATGCTTCTGTACTGTCTATTGTATTCAATTGTAATATTAATTCTTTAATATTCTCCTCTTTAATGTCTTCTGTTTCTCGTATTGTTACTTCAATTCCTTCTTCTGTTTTTTTCATTTGAAATCTAAATACTCCAAGTGTTTTCTTGTTCTATACATTTGTGCTGAATTACCTCTTCGTGTTAGTTGTTGCTGCTCTTCACCCATAATACCTGCTCTTGATAATTGTAATTCGTTAGGTACACCAGCAAACTGTGCTTGAGATCTAGTAACTGTTTCGCTACCTGTATAATCTACCCAATCGCCAGTTACCAATACATCTTCATTTTTAAGCGAATCTGTAGCAGAATCACTGTCAATAACAATGTCTGTATTAAATTTATCTCGTAAAAACCTTTGATTAAATCTTGGGCTGATAAACACTACCATTTAACAATTTCCTCTTCCTTTTCCTGTACCTGCACCTTGTCCACTTGGTCCAGTTCCATCTCTATCTGGCATATTAATCACCTCGGATCTTACTTTTTAATGATTCTTGTAAAAATTTCTTATTATTATTATGAAGTTTATGCATGCACTCTCCACAATACCATTCATCATATACACAAATAAATGCTGGGTTTTCACAACCTTTAACACAACATACTGGTTTTTCCATTATAAATCCAACTCTGTTATAGGTGCAAATGTACATCTACAAGCTACATGTAATGGTATTTGGTTATTTGCTTCGTTGATTGTAAATATTTCACCATTCATTGCTGAACATTCTTGGCAAGTTCTTTCTCCTAATGATGACACCCATCTAACATTCTTAACTCCTTTACTAGCATAATTCTTTAATGCTCCTTGAGATGCAAATCGTGTTGTTTCTGTTCTTGCAATCATATTTGGTCTTAAACTTTTATCAGTAGTTTTAATAAATTTGCCGTCTTTTTCTTTATATGTGTTAGGAGGTTTTACAGATCTTTTTATTTCGTTCTCAATCCATTTTACACTCTTTCCTTCTGTGAATCCAACATGCATTATGTTTCTAAGTTTTTCTATTTTAACTTGTTTAAGTTTACCTAATTTTATATCTTGTTGTGTTGTTGCTTTTAATAATTTGAATTGGTCTGATGCAATAACATCTTGTATGTCTTCTATATATGTTTGATAATTAAAACCTAACCATTCTTGTAGGCTATATTCTTTAAACATATCTCCTTCATTACATATATCACAAGTGCATAATTCAGTATGAATATGCTCATCATCTATTGCTTGTCTTTGCTCTCCTGGAATTAATGGTAGTGATGTAGTTTCTTCTTTGTCTCTTTCTTTCTCATCGGCTATCTTCTGTTTTTCTTTATCTGTTAATTCTTTCTTATCTTCAACAGGCTCTTCAACAGGTTCTGGTTCTATTAATAATAATTGTTCATATTTGTCTTCATCTAGCCCTAATAGTTTCACTGCTTCTGCTTCTAGTAACGTATAAAATGCTTTAGTTGTTGTTGGGGTCTTCATTAAGTTGCTAACTCTATCTAATTTTTCATTAGACGCTTCTTCATCTGGCAATCCCCATTCTAATTCAACATGAGCATCTATTCCTTGAACATTAAGAATTCTTTTAAATATTTGTTGTTCAACTACCTTCTCGATTTCTTCTTGGAAACTTTGGATCCTCATCATAAAGGCTTTCATTTGTACTTTTGCTAATCCTTCTGGGATGTTTCCTTTACCCATTAATACTTCTGGAATCTGAGTTGTATAAAAATACATGTTTTGTTGATAATCTAAAATACTGTTAAACTTATCACCAACACCAACAAATTCTAAGACTTTCATATCAACATTAGGACCTGTTGCCCATTCATGTTTGTTATTAAGCCATTCCATTTTCTTACCAAATGCTGATAATGCTGCAGCAGTTGGAATAATACCTTTTTCCTTATCACCTAATTTAGCATGTATTGGAGAATTAGCTTTTCTTTTTAATAACATTGATAATTGTGCTTCATTAAATACTAATGATTCTGTTGTTTTTAATGTTGGATATAATATACCAATTCCATAAGGATAATCACCCACTATGTTAAATGCAATATGAGCAACTTCATTTGGCTTGAAATGTGTCACTTGTTTTTTATCAAATCTTTTAAATCCACCAACATATTGATTATATTCCTGGACTTCACCAAATTCATCACGTTTAATATACATATATGTTGCATTTAGTATTTTAGCTTTAAGGATCTCTTCATCTCCTAACTCCATAAAACCTGAACCTTTCTTTAATGCTTCTTTAGTCCATTGTCTTAACAAAGTGTCAAAATTAATATCCTTCATCCAATCTTCTAGTATTATTTTAGCCTTTTGTGCAAGTTTATCTTCTTCAGCTACCTTTAAATATATTCCAGGACCAACAATATAATCAACATATTTATCAATTGTTGCTGTTGCCATTCCGAATGTCATATATAACTTATCCATCATAGAAAAATCAAACAGATGTTCTTCACCTAAATCTTCAGGAGTCGTTTTATTAACATTTCTTACTTCACCTTTAAATTGCTCTGTGAAATCTACTGTTCCTGGAAATTCAATCCCAAAATCAGAAGCATCGGAAGTATTAGAAGTAGAACTAGTGAATTTGCCTTTTATAGTTGTGAATAAATCTTTAATTCCCATGAATGTGAAGTGATTGCTGATTGTTTATCCTGATAAATAAAATATATTTTTATTAATATTTAAATGTTATTATCTTAATTATATAATTTAGGCTATTTCGAAGGAATCACAAGTTCTATTCGACATTGCTCCAATACATCCTAATGCTAAACTGCAGACACAATCATCATGATATCCTTCTGGTGCATTTAGTCTTGTTCTACCACTTGCTGTGATTTCATACTCAAATATAGTAAGCTCGTTAATTAAAACTTCAATCTCTGGGAATGTAATCTCCTGTGTTTCAATCATCATGGATAAATTATCAATAATATCATTCTTAAACTTATTATTAAATTTATGTCCTATAATATTCATTCCAGTTCCTCTTAAATCATCAAGTATTGGATCTCCCAATCCAGTTGCATCTAAATGTACTTTGGCATCGTTGAATTTCTTGGCTGTTGCTATGATACGATCTTTTTGTAACTTCCAATCTATCTTATTGAATCTATCAAAGTAAACAACATGATTATCTCTGGTGTCTATTACGATTAATACTGTAAAATCTTGATACTTGGCTAGATCTACACCCATAACATAATTAACATTTCCTTCTGCTATTGTTCTTAGTTCACCACTGACACATCCTCTTACATTTCTGAATACACCACCTGTATCTGTTAAAAATATAGCATCATATTCTTGTTCTGCTGCTCTACTTGAGATCCTTCTCTTTTGAGCTGCAATTACATCCGGATTTAAGTATGGATTAGTAATACTAGGGAATGTCCAGCTTGATACATCCATTATCAAATTATCTTGTCCTTCAACAAAAATCTCATGAAACCAATTACGTCCTCTTGGAGTAGAAATAGCAATGCACCATCCGTCTTTATCTGTTAAAGTAGGTAATAAACTTTCTTCCCATGTTGTTTTCTTAATACGAGCAGCTTCATCTATTATCATCCCATCAACACCCTCTCCTATCAAAGAATCTGGGTTATCTGCTGACTTTCCTTCAATAACAGTGCCGTTAATTAATTTTAAATACATACGTGATTCTGATTTTACTTCAATCCAATGTGGAAGCTTATGTGTAAAATATTTATATACTTCTCTGAATACCTTTCGTGCTAAATCATATGTTGGAGCAACACACCATAACATTTGATTTGGTATGACTGCTCCTTTCATTACTTCAGCTGCTGCAGAGACTGATTTACCCCATCGTCTTCCACATGCTAATACTCTAAACTTAGAATTCGAATTATGCAATATCCATTGCTTGGGATGGGGAGCATAACCAATAGTATCAAATAATGCCTGTTGGTCTAATACACAATTTTTATATTCTATCTGCATCTTTAATCCATTATATGTCTCTTGACAAATACCAAGGACTCTCTTAGGTTTTTATTTTGTTTCTTTATCTCTCTCAGCTCGATCTCTAACCTTTGATTATAATTAGCCGATGTATCATATTTATATCGTGACACATAATTGTCTCTATAATAAGCAATCAATGTATCAACCAACTTATTAATTATCTTCCATTCATCATGGGGTATAACATCTTTAAATTTAGCAATGGTTTCTCTTCTTAATTCGTATATTGTCAGTTTGTCTTCCATTATGTTTATTTCACCTCTTTATTATAAAATAAAAATAAATAAAAAAATCAGTAATAATTACATACTGTTTATTCTTCAAATGCTTCAATGAATAAAAATATTGCTGTTAATACATGTAAGATCCAACCAACTACTGGGATTAATCCTACTGTTGATGCAATTATACCTAATATTGAACCTGTTGTTTTCTCTTTGCCTTTAACACTAAACACTAAATTGATAATATGTCCAACTAATGCTAATGCTAACGGTATCCAAATCATACCTACAATTATCATCATACCTAATACTGGTATTGCAAACAATGTTTCTACTATTGCCATTGCTAATTTTAATCTTTTCATTTTTAAGTCCTATTTATTTTAAGGATAATCTTTGCGATTCCACAATCATGTTCTGTAGTTGTGTGTAAAGAATAATCTACGTCATCTTCTATTTATAAAAGCGTTGTTTTAATGTCCTCTAATAATTCTTTTTTCTTCATTTTTATGTTCACCTTCTAGTCCTGCAACTTCTTCTATAGTTAAAAAGTTGTGTTTATCATCTACTTTTAATATTTTTTTTATTGTTTCTTCTTCTAACATGTTTTGTTCCTCTTTACTGAATATCTCTATATCGTCTTCAATAATATTATGTTGTTCATTCCCCCTTTTTGTGACCTCCTTCATAATTCCTTTCTGCATATAATATATTATCATTGAGTTCTTCTTGCGCATGTCTACCACTTATTAATGATACTCCCCTTATCTTTACATCTATGGGTATTATCTCTATCCCATGACGGGTAAGTGTGACCTCTAGATACATACCGACGGTTTTTGCCTCATTGAACTCATCGTTGATGTGTATATCCCCTATTATATATTCTCCTTCTTTTCTAATATTAATAACACTCCCTATTATCTTCTTTGAATCATAACTTTCATATAAGGGGCAAGTACCAATGTCATTTAGAGAGTCTTTAAAGCTCTCTTCAGTATATAAAACACCATTGGAGTTAACTTTATTTAATTTCATTAGTTTTATGTTTTTTACTTCTTTCATTTTTTTCACCTTTCCTTGAGATGCCGGGTGTTAATTTTCCCATCTATCTCACCATTTTATTTTTCCTCCTGTTTATCTAATTTTTTCTTAATTGCAAATAATAATTCTTGAACGCTACACTCTTTTACATTTTTATTAGCAATATTTAGGTCTTCATAATGTGGGTTACACCAATCTGTCATAAATTCATCATTAACTAAATATGTAACATTCAAAAACTTACTATATTTCTCATATACTGGAACAGTTAATGAGGTGGTTTCACTAAGAGTAGATACTATATGTGTTATAGGATTGTCACAGACTTCAATAGTTCTAAAGTCTCCACATAACTTCATAGCTTCTTTAACTTGTGGTGTTGATAACATTTTCCAATCAAATATTCTACATCCTGTTTTATCAATATTAAGACCTAACTTTCCATGAAAGTTTAAAGGTATAATAAGATTTTCATTACACAGCTGCATAAACTCTTGTCTAAACACCATTTGACGATGTGCCGTCATTGGTATATATGTCGCAAAATGGTCACAAATACAATCCCATAGAATGATACTTCTATGAAATTGCATTACAGATTCTCTATACCAATTAGCTTTAGGAATCATTCTTCGTATTCAAAATCTTCTGTATCTATGTCTTCAATATCCATATCTTCTATTTCAGCAATTTGTTGCTTTAATTTAGATACAACTTTTTTTGCAGTATCAAGACATCTATATTTATCTTCAAGTATTTTCATTACTGCTGTAACTTTTTCTTTATTAAGTTTTTTCTTAACATCTAACATTAGACTTTTTACAGTTATTCTTGCTTTTCTTTTTGATTTGTTTGTTTTTATCTGTTTTATCTTTACCATTTTAAATCGCTCCTGTGAATCCAATCACAAATCCTATGATAAATGACACAACGAATATTGACATATAGAAATATCCACCTACTATACCAAATTTACATGGTCCACTTAAATCACCAAATTTTACTTTCTCTTTTGTTTTAACCATTTTATTCCTCCAAATTTAATTCTTTTAATAATAACTTTCTATAAAACATATCACCTTGATAATCTTCTTTGCCTAATATTCCATATATTGCATCTATTACCTTTTGTTTATCAAGACAATATTATGTTCATGATTATATCATCTCTCATTCTATCGCCTCTCTATATTCTTCAAAATCTTCCATATGATATCCATAATGAACATCTCCATTAAAAGAATAAACTCCATGTTCTTCTAAGTTTTCTATTTCATCAATGAATAAACAAGTTTGTCCTTTTTTTATCCATTCTTTATCACTAAGACATTTTACTAATTTGCTCATTGTCATACCTCAACCAATATATTATAAATACTATTATAAATATAATCCAAAAATTTACCATGGTCTCCTCCTACTGATATAAAAAAATACTAATGACACAGAAAAGCTCACTTGGGAAAGTCCTGTTTAAATGTGTCATTAGTATTCGTCTGATGGACAATAAAATCCAGCACCAACAATCAATTTTTGTCATCTGTCACTGATTTCTCTAAGGCTAGGATAATTAATTGCGACTACATATACTTCCCAGTTACCATGACGGCACTTCGATAAATACATGTGGTGTTTCTGGTTTATAACATATTAAATAATTCTTTTTGTTGTAGTTCTGTTAAATGCTTAATGAATGCTGATTTACTAATTGCTTCTTTAAGTCTCTGTCTATCAATACAATATTTTTGAATGTCTTCTAATAATCTCTCCATAGTCCATGCAGAGAATATATACTCTGGATATCCAGCATGAACCTTTAAACTTAAATTAGGGAATTGTTCTACATATTTCACTCTTTTGGCTTCTCCACATAATTATCTTTAATATAATCATCTGCTATTTGTTTACAATAATCAATAAATATCTTTGCTGATTTGGATGCATTGCCTTTAAATTTGAAGCCTGTCTTGTCCCATGTAAAAGCACCTATCTCTTTACCATCATGCTCAACATCGCTAAATATCATGTTCATCGGAGGAGGAGTAATATGTATTGGTGCTGTGATATTATATCTTATATATTCATTCTCTTTTTTTGCCAAGTACCATTCCTCCAAGATTTTTTTGCTCTTTCATTCCTATAAGATCTCCCTCTTCATTAGCCTTAATAATCAATCTTTCTTCTTTATTACCATTCATACAAATAACAACAAACGATTCATTTGGTTGTATGTTTATTTCCATTTGCAATCCATATTAGGGTTTATTCCAGTTGACATAAATATTATCTCACCTTTATTATTCTTATCATCTAACTCTAATATTGCATCTACTACTATCTTCATATCACCATAACTACCTTTTTCCTTATAATATCTTAATTTACCAATAGCAGACTGGTGCTCTAAATAATCACCCTCTTTAGTTTCTATTAAAATATCAATACACTTCTTTCGATCTTTCTTTTCTATAATCCCTAACTTAATTTTTAAATCAACTAACTCTGTTGCTGTATTTTTGTCCATCTTTACTCCTCCTTTTTAACAATATCTTCACCAAATATCTCTATTGCTTTGTTAATATACTCTTCTTTTTTTTGATAATTTCTCAATTAACTCAGTATCTATCTTCTTAGCTATTTCATGGGCAGATAGTTTTAATCTACATTCTATCCACTTATCTCTTACTTCAAGAAGTTCTTTATATGTTTGACGCTCAGCTGCTTGTAATAGTTCTATTGCATTCATTCTTACTTCTCCTCCACAATCTCAGCTTCTATAATCTTGCCTTCTCCTTTACGTTTGAAAAATCGATCAATATCTTCTGTCACATGATGTACTTGCATATCAATCTTAATCTTATCACCGTGATGCATTTTATGCCAATCAATAAGACTCTTTGCTAATGCTGTTTTCTCTTTAATATTGGTTGCACCTTTCTTTAATGATTCCAAATACAATAAAATATCCAATGAACTCATATCTGTTTCAGTCATAATATCCATTAATCGTTTGGAATTTTCAGATGTCAATCCTTTTTTCTTTAATCCACGCAATCTCGCTGCAATCTTCTTATTCTCTGAACATACAAGTCCACCCTTACGTGCTATCGCCTTACGCTCTTCCACTGGACGTGTTGCAAATGAGACAAGGTTTCCGTTGTTGCTCATACTATTTTCTCCGCTGTCTTGCCTGTTAGCTTCTGCCATCTGTTAATTATTACTTGACAATATATTGGCTCAAACTCCATAATATAACATCTACGATTTAATTGTTCTGCTGCAATCTTCTTTATTTGATCATCTGGATGCTTTTTTGTGTTTTTATCATAGTGCAATATCTTATCAACATCAACCTGTTGTATTTTCATACTTACCCCGTTGTTTATATTATCATTCATTTTATTATTTATACTCTCGATGTTGTTGGACAGCTTTTCTAAATAATTTAGACTTATTTATGTTTCTATTTTCACAATAATTCATGTCATCTTCGTCCACACTTATTGATATTCTTTTTATCGCCATAATGTTATATAAGTTGTATAACTTATATATAAATATTCCTGTTATGCATAAATGTTAATCTATCAAGATAATCAAGATAATCGTGGTTTTGCACCCTATAGGTATATTAATTTTTACTGAACTGAGGAATATGGAAAGTGCGATTATTGTGATTTTCGTGATAGAAAAAGAGTAAAGTATATACTTTTTACCACAATAATCACGAAATAATAGAAAGTTTTATATACTTTCACCAATATGATATTTTTTATAGAAAAAACAGAGGTGTTAAAAATTATATCAAAAGACTTCAAAACGGTTGAATTTAATATTTGTGATAAAGTTTTAAAAGTGTTAATAAAAGACGAAAAATTGTTCATATATTGTGGCACAGGGTTAACAATTATGAATAATAATTTTAGATCTATAGTAATTAGTCCAGCAGATAATGCAGTTCCAAATTTGGCATTAAATAGGGAAGAAGTTGATAAACTTTTGACAAAAATTGAATTAAATGAGAATATAGATTTATCTGTGTATAAAAGTGAATATGGGATAGTGGGTATGAACAATGAGTGATAAAAAATTTAGAGTGTGGGATAATAAGAATAAATGTTATATTGATGATATATTGATGTCACAAGATGGAAGATTGTTCAGTAAAGAGGGTAATTTGATAATTTACACAGATAATTTAATAGTTGAATGGGTGATGCATAATGCTTAACATACCCAAACAACTAATCAACCAACGATTTATATTGATAACACCAAGTAAAAACCCAAAAATATGCAAAGTACCATATGAAAAAGGTTGGAACAAAGAGCAGAACTATTCATATGAAGAATTAGGCACTATGAATGTACCGAAATATGGTGTGTTGTGTGGCCATAACAATTTGATGGTAATTGATTGTGATTCTAGTAAGTTCCAAGAAGCGTGTGAGAAACTCCCATTGTTTCAGAACACATTCACATGTAAGACGGCAACTAAGGGGTTATATCATTACTATTTCTATTGTGATGGTGATAGTGGAGCACGATATGATGTGGATAAGATTAGAGTGGCAGATTTGCAAGGAAAAGGCACACAGGTGTTAGGACCAGGCTCAAAATTAGAGACTGTAGATAACATGTATGAAGTTGTTAGAGATAATGAAATTCAAAATGTTCCGTTAGAATCACTTAAGGAATTATGTTCAACAATGATTCCAGGTATCGGTGAAATTAAGAATGCTGAGCCTAAAAAAGTAGACAGAAAGGGCAACATAAATAATGATGAAATAGATCCAGTCATTAATTATATTAAATCTAAATTAACTATTCGAGATTTGTTAGAAGAATGGAATATTGACACACATAGTGGAAAGAATTGTGGATGTCCATTTCATAGTTCAGAAAGTAACGCTTGTTTAAGTTATGAGGACCATTTTTATCATTGTTTTCATTGTAATAGAAGTGGGTCTATATTTGATTTAGCGAGTGAATATTATAAAGAGAGTTTTAATGAAGTAAAGGACAGGTTAGCCGACAAAGTTGGTGTTCCAAAGGCTGTTATAAAACAAGCACAACAAATGGTACAAGCTAAATTGAAAGCTGACGCATCTGAATTGTTAGTGACAAAGTTTTTAGAGTCTAATTCAATTATGACGACTAGGAATGATTTGAAAACTGAGGTATGGATTTATAATAATGGAATATATATACCTAATGGAAAATCATATATTGGTCAGTTTATTAGAGCGACACTTCAAGAATATTTTACAACACACATATATAATTTGGTTTTAGAAAAGATTATGCGTGATACTTATGTTGAGGAAGAGGATTTTTTTAATACAGTATATCCAGATGAAGTTCCAGTAATGAATGGTATATTGAATATTAGAACAAACAAATTATCTGGTTTTACATCTAGTAGAATATTTTTTAATAAATTACCAGTATATTATAATCCAGATATTAAGTCTGAGAAATTCATGGGATTTTTAAAATCAACTGTTAAGACAGAAAAAGATATTGAAACAATACAAGAGGCTTTTGGTTATTGTTTATGGAAAGATAATAAATATAAGAAGGCATTTTTCTTAATAGGTGGTGGTGATAATGGTAAATCTGTATTATTAGATGGATTTGAATCATTGATTGGTGTTAGTAACATATCTAATGTTAGTTTACATGATTTAGATACAGAGAAGTTCTCAGCTGCTGGATTGTTTGGTAAAATGGTTAATATGAATGCAGATATTAGTGGGCAGAAACTTAATGAATCACAGTTGTTCAAGAAATTAGTATCTGGTGACTCAATTGAAGCTCATAGGAAATTTATGACACCAGTTAAGTTTAAGAATTATGCTAAGTTTTTCTTTGCAGCAAATAATGTACCAGATACTGACGATAAATCAGATGGGTTTTTTACTAGATGGAGTGTAATCAAATTTCCATACTCATTTAAGAAGCAGATTGATTACGATTTATTGTCTGATGAAGATAAAGCTAGTGGTAAATATAAGATAGCTGATATTGAAATGACAGATAAAATCACAACATCATCTGAATTAAGTGGTATGTTGAATTGGTCATTAGAAGGATTGCATAGACTTTGGAAAAATAAAGGACAATTTACAAATTCAGTTTCAACACAAGAAGTAAAAGATTTTTGGGACAAGAATTCTAGTTCAATGAAGTCGTTTTTAATAGATTGTTGTGAGATAACAGTAAATAACTCTGATTATATTGTTGCTGAGGATTTGCATGTTAGTTATACTAAATATTGTAAAGAAAAAGGTATTATTCCACAAATTAAAAAAGAATGTGGTGCAATACTAAGTAGTAACCCTATTAAATATTCACAAAAAGCTATTAAAAACGCTGAATCTGGTTTATTTGAGAATAAGCGTGTGTGGGTTGGGATCAAATATTTGTGAATAAATAGAAAAGTTTATATATTAGTATGTAAGTTATATAACTTATATAACAAATTAACAATAATGAGGTAAAAAATGATAAATAAAGAATTAATTAAACAATATAAAAACTGCGAAGATACAGTTATTAGATATGAGAAACAATTATCAGAACTACAAGAACAGTTTGATGTGGAAAATAGTAGCATTATTAATCAAATAAAAACACATAAAGAAGATATGGTAGATCACAAGGAACAACTAAAAGAGCAAGGACTTGTAGAATATAAAGAAACAGGAAGCAAACAATTAACAGGTGGTCTTTCTATAGCAGTTTCAAAAACATACGATTATGAAGATTCAGAAGCTATAGAATGGGCAAGAAAAAATATGCCAGTAGCAATATTAGAAAAATTAAACACAAAAATGTTTAAGGCACATATTAAAGATAATAAACTAGACTTCGTAAAATATGAAGAAATGATAAAAGCACAATTCCCAAAGGAATTAAAATTAGATGAATAAAATGGAAGATAAACTAACCTGTTCAATAGACGGTAATTGTTTAAGTATTGTTAGAAAAAATTTTATTAATTTAGCTGAATCACCATCAATATTTATTGAATTATCAGAAAAACAAATAAATGAAATAAATGCTTTAATAATTAATTAGCTTTTATTTTTACAATAATGCCCGAAAAAAACTATATGGCTTAGTGATACCATAAAGACATCATTGTGTAAAATCAATATTGGGCTACCATCACCCCGACATCAAAACAGACAAGACCAAAGGTCAAAGTCAAGAGGTAAGAAAATGTCAGAAGAAATTAGTTGGAATGAAGCAACAAAGAGTGGAAAATTTGTAACACTTGAAGAAGGCGAAGCTAAGAAATTAGTTATTACAAATTGGAAACTTGAAAAAGTTGAGAAATTTGATAAGGAACAAATTGAATTAGTAGCAGATATTCTTGAAGAAGACGGTGAAGAAATTACATCAAAAGATGGCAAATTATTTACAACAACTTCAAACAGATTGAAAAATAAATTAAGACCACTTCTTGAGGAAAGAAAACCAACAGACAAAATTGGAATTTCTATCATCAAAATTGGTGACAAATTTAACACAAATTATTCTGTTAAGGAATTTGAAATAAAAACAGAAGCTGAGAAAGCAGAATAAATTTTTTAGGGCTTAGTCCCTACTTTTTTTTTATAAAAGAGGTGGATTAAATGGTGAATAATAACAAATGTTTCAATAAATTATGTCCTAAATACAATAAAGGTGTTAGATGTAAAGGGTGTTACATCAAACTTAATGCAGGATATAATGACGATGTAAACGAAGATATATTTATGTATAATTTTATGAACAATGAATTAATATAAGGTGAACTAAAAAATGGTAAATAATATTGTTAAAATAGGATGTGATAGAGTGTTAAGAGTATTAAACACTGTTTGTTCTAATCCTAATAAAAATGGATCAAAAATAGCTCGATTATCAGACACATCACAACATTATAATGTAATGGTATTACGGAGTCTTTCTAAAGCTGGTTTATTAAATGCACTTGAAAAAAAAAGAGAAATACTTTACACAATAACTGAAAAAGGTGAAATTGTTAGGAACAATTTAACAACAGCATATAATAATTATGACTTTAGTTTTGAAAAAGGTGTACTTAAATGAATGTGCCAGATGACATTAAAGCATTAACAAAAGAAATTCTTGTATATGATATTGAGACAAGCTCACATGACCATAATGATGTTCCAATACCGATTTGGAATTTTGAAAGTTATTTGAAACATGCAAAACCAAAATATATTGGGTTCTATTCATATAAGTATGAAAAATATATGGATTTTATTGTTAAAGGTAATGAAGAAGAAATTATGACAATATTTGAAGATCATAAATTCATGGCTGGGTTCAATTCAAAAGAATTTGATACACCAATAATGTATAATACTGGTTTTTTTAATGGATATAAAGCACAAATTGATATTATGGAAGTGTTGGGATATGCAAAACATAAAGGTCATAAAAATAGAGCCAAATTGATGGGTGTTAAATTAAAATCTAATAGTTTAAAACATATGGCTGAAGCATTTAAATTAGATGTTCAGAAAGGTGATATTGATTATAAAATATTCCATAAAAACGATTGGACAGACGAAGAACAAGTCGAAATTAGGCACTATTTGAAAGCTGATGTTATGGTAACTAAACAGCTAATTGACAAGGTTATTGAGTTCTGGTATCCGTTTGCAGACATGATTGATACTGTATCAAAAAATAAATTACATTGGATAACATCCAGCATCGCTGCATTGACATATAAATGTGCTTGTAACACATTAGGTGCTGAAGAAATATATGGAGAAAAAATAGGTGGTGCTGAAAAGATGGGTGGTAGAGTTATTACACCTAAATTTGAAGAAGCTAGAAATGTTTGGTATGTTGATGTTCGTTCATTATATCCACATATATTCGCAATGTTCAATTTAAGTGCTGAAGTCGAGGGTATGACTGATGAGGATTTTAAATTAGCACCAGACACAATATGGCATGGTAATGATATGTTTGAAGTTAAAGGATATTATAATATTAGTAAACCACACCCATTAGCTATTGATTTGATGGAAAAATTAAAAATTAGGATGCATCTAAAAGAGAATGACCCAAACAATCCGTTAGCTTATGCGATAAAGATATTCATCAATTCATTTTATGGTGCTGCAAGAAGTGCTGTATTCAGACAAATTTATACAGAAAATGGTGGATGGGATTGTTGTTGGATAGGTCAACAAATTAATAAATATATGGAAAAACGTATGAATGAATTTGGTTTTGAAACAGTTGCAGGTGATACTGATTCGATATTCTGTTTAGAAAAAGAGAAATGGTCAAAAGCGTATGTCACTAAATGTTTAGCAAAGATTGTATCAGAAATAAATGAGAATGTACCATTACCACAACCAACGTTTGAGATTGAGATTGAAAATTATCTCGATTATATTATGTGGCCTAAAGATATGAAGACTGGTGATTTTAAAAAGAAAAACTATGTTTACATAGCTGATGACTACATTAAATGTATGGGACTTCCTGTTATTAAAGATAATGCTACACCATTGGGTAAGATAATATTAAGTGAAGTGTTGTTACCTATGATTAAGGAGCAACAGACAGCTAAATTTCCTAGAGAAGATTTAAAATATATTTTGAATGGATATTTAGAGAGAGATGATGTTATAGAATTATTTGCAAAAGAGTTCAGAGTCAAGAACGCATCTAGTTATAAATCAATGTCAACAATTCAAGCACAAATTAGTGAAGGATATTTTAATGGTCGAGATGGAACTATTCGATTAATAAAAAATAAAGTTTATGGTAAAGCTGGTAAATCTATGAAATATTGCACAGTTGATGAAGCTAAAGAACATAAATTAAGCATATTTGATATTGATTTGGATAAGATTAATAATGAGTTACAACCGTTCTGTGCTAATGGTTTTATGGATGATGATAAAGATAGAAAAGTTATTCAGCAATATCTTGATGGAAAACAGAAAGAATTAGACGCATTTATTGAAAGTGATTTGTTTGATAGTTACGCTGTGGGTGATGATATTGATGATGAGGAGTTCATTGAGAACGAGATATTCTTCGAGATGAATGTATAATGGTAGAATGTAAAATATGTGGGCATATATCAAAAAATAGTAGAGGTAGAAATACTCATTTAAGGTTTAAGCATCCTGAAATATCTG